AAAGTAGACGAAAGTATTGATGACCTATAATAAAAATAGTTCTTGACACTCTCATCATTTTTCGGTATAATATATGTTCTGAAAGTGATGGGAGTGTTTTTTTATGGGAATGTTTTACGGAAGTCTTAATCATACTACATCTGGTCGCAAGAAAAAGCAGCAGCGGGGTCGTAAAAATGTTTACAAACCAGTGTTTCGCCCGCTTCAAGCCACAGATACTTATCGCAGAGAAACTCCAGAGTATAAATCTGCAGAAGTTACTCGCGCAATAACACACAAAATAGACGAAGATTTCCGTAAGAATATTTCTTCAAAATATACAATTGCCCCTGCCTACAACAAAGGAGCATACCAAGTAATTAGCCGAGACAATGTAAAGGACATAGGAAAATGAGAGACGAGATTAATGTAAAAGTTCAAGGTTACTTCGATCAGCTCGAAAAAGCCCTCGAAGTTGAAGATCTTGAAAAAGCAGAGATCTTTATCGGAAAACTATCAAAATATTTTCACTTATTCGATGATGAGCTTACTGACTACTATCAGTATGCTCAAGACGTAATCGACTCTTCATATTATGCAGAAGATTACTATATTGAACCAAGTGAGCTCGATGAATGGCTTGACTTTGACCCGGACTGTTAATGAACGTAGAAGAACTACTAAACTCAAAAAGTATTCCTTATATTCCAAAAGGTGGCGACTTCGTAGTTAGCTGTCTCAATCCTGAGCATCCAGATCGAAATCCTAGTATGAGAATAGATCAGATCACAGGTATCTTTAATTGTTTTTCTTGCCAGTATAAAGGCAATCTGTTTACGCACTTCGGGGAACGCCCAAATCAGATGGAACTACGCCGTCAAATGATTAAGAAGAAAATTAATGAGAAACGGGCGGAAAGTGTTGGTCTGATGTTCCCCGAGGGCGCACTTCCATATGTAGGAAACTGGAGAGATATTCGACCAGAGACCTATAAGAATTTTGAAGCGTTTATTCACAGCGGAAAAGAATTTATAAATCGTATTGTATTTCCTGTTCGTGATCGTACTGGAAATATCCGTGCGTTTGTAGGCAGACATACAGCAATGGGAACTCCAAAGTACTTAAATAGTCCTCCTGGAGCTAAAATGCCTTTGTTTCCTACAGTTCGTCCTATAAATTCGTCTGTTCTTCTTGTAGAAGGCATATTTGATATGCTCAATCTTCACGATAAAGGATTGACAAACGCTATCTGCTGTTTTGGCGTGAAAAATGTGGATGAAGACAAGTTATCTATACTTGCTATGCAGGGAGTTGATAACATAGATATATTTTTAGATAATGATGATGCAGGACAAGGTGCTGCAGAAAGAATTAAAGGGATGTGTGAGAAAGTTGGTCTCACCAGTCGAAATATTGCGTTTGGCGACAAACATCAAGATGCAGGCTCCCTTACCTCTCAACAAGTAAATAAATTAAAGAGTAAATTATATGCCTAAAGTTGCATTAGTAGAAACTAAACCCTCCAGAACAGATTTTATTTCAGAGTTTGAAGGCGCATTTGAGTTTGATCGTTTTGCGTTGTGCTCTGATCCGAACATTAAAAAAGTATTAAAACGAGATTGTGATATTAACATGGATCCTAGTCTTTATGACTGGATTGTCCTAGTAGGATCTGACGCACTTAAATACTTTACTAAAATTAATTCAGTAACCGAGTACTCAGGTAAAAAAGTCGAGGAAAAGTTTCTTCCGATTATTAATCCTGCAATGCTTGCGTTTAAACCAGAGATTCGTAAGACCTGGGAGTCTTCGAAAGAGAGTGTAATTAAATACATTCGTGGTGAAATAGAGGATGTAGTAATTGATGAAACCGTGGCTTTTGGAATACAAAATACTGAACAAGCAAATCAATTTATACGAGATGCCATTGCCGCTCCTAAACCTTATGTTGCACTGGACTCCGAGACTACAGGACTATATCCTCGCGATGGGTATATGCTTGGCATCTCTCTAAGCTATGATGACCAGAAAGGAGCGTACATTGACACGGACTGCTTTAATGAAGAAACCGAAGAACTGCTACAAGAACTCTTTAACAAGAAAGCAGTCATCTTTCATAATGCCAAGTTTGACCTTGCTTTTTTTGAATACCATTTTGGCTTTAAATTTCCAGTTTTTGAAGATACTATGCTGCTCCATTATCTCATAGACGAGAACCCTGGAACCCATGGCTTGAAGCAACTAGCTATTAAATATACAAAGTACGGTGACTATGAAAAACCAATGTATGAATGGATTGACCGTTACCGAAAAGAACATGGTCTATTAAAAGAGCAGTTTAGCTGGGACATGATTCCATTTGACATTATGAAAGTTTACGCAGGAATGGACTCTTTGTGTACCTTTCTTCTATATGAGAAATTTGTAAAAATTAAGCAAAATAAAAAACTTTGCTGGGTATATGATAATATTCTTATTCCAGGCACTCGTTTTTTAATTAACGTGCAGGATAATGGAGTACCTTTTGACCGTACTCGATTACTCTATGCTCAAGAAATTATGCAAAATGATATTGATGAAGCAATTAAAGAGTTATATAAAAATCCTGCTATTAATAAGTTTGAAGAAATAAATGGAAAGTCTTTTAATCCTAACAGTACTATTCAGCTGCGTCAGCTTATGTTTGATTTTTTGGGGCTTAAGCCAACTGGAAAAAAGACAGGAACAGGTGCAGACTCTACAGATGCGGAAGTTCTCAAGGAGCTTGCAGAGCAATCAGAAGTTCCAGGACTTATCCTCAATATTCGCCAAAAATCAAAAATTAAAAATACTTATTTGGACAAAATCATACCACAGTTGGACAGAGATTCTCGGCTACGTACTGGTTTTAACTTGCATGGCACTACTAGCGGCCGTTTGTCTTCTAGTGGTAAACTTAATATGCAACAGTTGCCTCGTGATAATCCTGCAGTAAAAGGTTGTATTAAAGCAGCTCCTGGACATAAAATTGTTGCAATGGACTTAACAACCGCAGAGGTATATGTAGCGGCAGTTTTAGCAAAAGATACAGCATTAATGGATGTATTCCGTAGCGGAGGAAACTTCCACTCTACTATTGCACACAAAGTATTTAAGCTACCCTGCGAAGTAGAACAAGTAGCAGAACTTTACTCAACACAAAGACAGGCTGCAAAAGCAGTAACCTTTGGTATTATGTATGGAGCAGGTGCTGCGAAAATTAGTGAGCAAGTAACTAAAGACAGTGGAAAGTTCTTTTCCAAGCATGAAGCTCAGCAAGTTATTGATGAATACTTTAAAGAGTTTCACAAATTAAAAAAGTGGATTGATGAAAATCAAAAATTTATTGCGCAAAATGGGTTTATTTATTCATTCTTCGGACGAAAAAGACGGCTTGCTAACGTATCTTCTACGGATGCGGCTATACGAAGCCATAGCATTAGGTCTGGTCTTAATTTTTTGGTCCAGTCTACTGCTTCTGATATTAACTTACTAGGAGCAATTGATGCAGAAGCGTATATTCGAGCACATAAAATGAAAGCTCGAATATTTGCACTAGTACACGACTCAATTCTTGCAGAAGTGCCAGAAGAAGAAATACCTGAATATTGTGAAATATTACAAACCTATGTTCAAATGGACAGAGGAGTAAGTATACCAGGAGCTCCAGTAGGTTGTGACTTTGAAATAGGAGAAGATTACTCTATGGATAAGTTTGAAAAGATATATGGTAATAACGTATAAAAGCTTAAATAAAATTCTATTTCCAGTCTACTGTTTGCCATCTAGTAACTGGGAAAAAGTAGATGGATTACTTTTTGTAGATAATGAAATAGTAGATGATAAAAATATGCCAGGAGATACGCTAGGGGTGAGAAGAATACAAAGCCCTCATAAAAATATGCTCCCGCTAAAAAAGCAGCTTATAAATCATCAAGGAATTTTAAAGCAGTCGACAAGATACTTTATTGATAGTAACGGAGTTCCTTTTATTTATGAAAAAACTCTTATGTGCAAGCTCTCTTACTATAAAATAAAAAAGATACAGAAAAAAGAAGTCGCATCAGTTTTATGGTTAAAAGGTATTAATTCACCTTTTACTATCCCACGCCCTCCAGAGGATGGTATGCTTTGGGCGGGTGTATTACATTACCACGGGCTTCCGTGGTTTTTATATGAGTATTCTGAAACTAAAAAGCCAGATACTCGAAGAAAAGTATAAGAGAGACTATGGGCAAGCGATCTAAAACCCTAGCAGGGGCAAATCTTGATTTACAGCAAATAGAGCCTTTAACTCAGAATCAGTTAAAAGCATTTGAGAGCGAAAAAAACTTAGTTCTCCACGGGGTCGCAGGAACTGGTAAAACATACATTTCTTGTTATCTTGCTTTTGATGACATGATTAAAGGGTATTTTGATAAACTTGTAATAATTCGAAGTGCAGTATCTACACGAGATATTGGGTTTCTTCCAGGAAACGAATCCGAAAAGGCTTCTGTTTACGAAGAACCATATAAAGATATTTGCATAGAATTATTTCAAAGAGGAGATGCTTACAGCATTCTCAAGTCAAAAAATTTAGTTCATTTTATGACTACCTCTTTTATTCGTGGAGTTACGTTAAGAAATGCTACAATTATTGTGGATGAATGCCAGAATATGTCATTTCATGAGCTTGATTCAATCATTACACGAATAGGTGAAGGATGTAGAGTAATTTTTTGTGGAGACTTCCGACAGGCAGATCTTGCAAAGAACGGACTCAAAGATTTTATTCGAGTATTAAAAGCAATGAACTCTTTTGATCTTATTGACTTTGAGATAAAAGACATTGTTCGAAGTGAGTTTGTAAAAGAATACATTATAGCAAAAACGGATCTAGGATTTTGAAAGCAGTTATAAGTAATAGAATATACTTAGAATGCACGAAAGAGTATAGAGAAGTTTTATCTAATGAACTCACATATAAAATACCAGGGCGGGGTCCAGAAGACCCGCCGCAGGTTATAAAAAATATGCAGAGAGTACGAGAGAATCTTGTTACTATTCCTGTTGGAAGAACTGATTTAATTCCTGATGATTATGAAATAGTTGATAAACGTATAACTGTTCCTATTCAGTTTCCAAAGTTTAGATTCGACCTACGAGATAGCCAGAAAGCAGTATATGACGAGCTTGATGATAATGCTATTATCAACGCTTGGGTCAGCTGGGGCAAAACTTTTACAGGTTTAGCAATTGCTGGAAAGCTGGGACAGAAAACTCTTGTCGTAACCCATACTGTTCCTTTACGAAACCAATGGGCACAAGAAGTAGAGAAAGTCTACGGATTTAAGCCTGGAATTATAGGAAGCGGGCAGTTTAACCTTGATTCTCCAATTGTAATTGGAAACACACAAACTTTATACAGAAATATTGATAAAATTCGAAAAGAGTTTGGAACTATTATACTCGATGAGATGCATCACGTATCTAGTCCAACCTTTTCCAAGATTTTAGATACAAATTACTGTAGATATAAGATTGGTCTATCTGGTACAATTGAAAGAAAGGACGGCAAACATGTAGTATTTCGTGATTACTTTGGTAGTAAGATATTTAAGCCACCAAAAGAAAACGCAATGACTCCTACAATCGAAATTCTTCGATCAGAAATTCGATTTATGGACGGAGCAAATATACCCTGGGCAAAGCGCATTAATGCACTTGCAAATAATGACGAATATCGACACACAGTAGCTATGCTTGCAGCAGCTTATGCAGCAAAAGGCCATAAGGTACTTGTGGTGTCCGATCGAGTCCACTTTTTGAAAAGCTGCGCCGAACTGACAGGTGAAAAAGCCGTATGTGTTACAGGCGAGGTCGCACACGAGGATAGACAAAAGTATATTGACGAAATTCTTTACGGAGATAAGAATGTACTTTACGGAACTCAAGCAATTTTTAGTGAAGGTATTAGTGTAAACAGTCTTAGCTGTCTTATACTAGGCACTCCTATTAATAACGAGCCCTTGCTTACTCAGCTTATTGGTCGTGTAATACGTAAGCAAGAAGGTAAACGAGACCCAGTAGTTATAGATATTCACTTAAAAGGTAAAACTGCACAGAGACAAGCCTCTAGCAGAATGGGATACTATATGAAACAAGGTTATCAAATCAGACAGCTTTGAAAAAATATTTCTTGACATTAATTGGATTTTTTGGTATAATATATGCTCTTGTATGACTGGGGAAAGATATTTAAATCTGCGAAAGGAAATCCTTCTGAGTGCATTTTGATTTTTAAAATGCTAACGGAAGGTCTTATTCCTAAAAACAAAAAAGACCCTTTGTATAAATACTATACAAAAGATTTTGTAGGCAGCTCTTATATAGCTCACCCAGAAGTACTTCTCTATAATAGGTATAAACATACAAATACTGAAATAGGGCAGTACTTAGCAATAGCTTCTATACGTAGTTTGGCAGAGTATTATGCTTCTGGAAAAACTTGGATAGATTTATTACAAGTAGATGTAAACCCTAAACTATTTGAAAACAACAGTCTACTTTATGTAGAGAATGACGAGCTTCATTTTCTATATGAAGAAGTCCCTACGGAGAAACACTAATGGCATTATCATTTAACAAATCAAAAGGCGCAGCACAAAAATCATCAATCACTACTTTTTCATATCGAGATGGCGATAACTCTGTACGTTTAGTCGGAGATATTCTAGCTCGCTATGTCTACTGGATTGAAGGTAAAAACGGCAAAAATATTCCTTTCGAATGTTTGTCTTTTGACCGAAACGAAGAACGTTTCAATAACAAAGAAAAAGACTGGGTTCGTGAGTACTACCCCGATCTAAAATGTGGCTGGAGCTATGCAATGCAGTGCATTGACAATGGTGAAGTTAAAGTAATTAACTTAAAGAAAAAGCTTTTTGAGCAGATTCTTACAGCAGCAGAAGATTTAGGCGATCCTACTGACCCAGAAACTGGTTGGGACGTTAAGTTTAAGCGTGTAAAAACTGGACCTTTGGCATACAACGTAGAGTATCAGTTGCAAGTATTAAAGTGTAAGCCTCGTCCTCTAACAGAAGAAGAGCAAGAACTTGTAGCTGGCTTAAAGTCTATGGATGATGTGATGCCTCGTCCTACACCAGACGCACAGAAAACACTCCTGGATGAGATTCGTGAAGAATCTGCAGGAGATATTGATGAAGAAGCACTTGAAGAAGAGTTTAACATCGGATGATATTATTCACTGCAGACTGGCACATAAAACTGGGACAGAAAAATGTTCCAGTTTCTTGGGCTTTAAACAGATACAATATGTTTTTTGAGCAAGTACATGAGCTAGAAAAGCAGTGCAATATGCATATAATTGGGGGCGATCTTTTTGATCGTCTTCCAAATATGGAAGAACTAGAGTTGTATTTTTCTTTTATTCGAAAAGTACGTATCCCTACCATTATTTTTGATGGAAATCATGAAGCTACTAAAAAGAACAGAACCTTCTTTACACAATTAAAGCAGGTAAGTAGAGATATTAATCCTCTAGTACAAGTAGTAGATATATCTTTTATTGACGAAGATATGGGTTTTGGAATACTTCCATATGCAGACTTGCATAAACCTAATAGCATTGAGCATTTTGATGTTACTAAACCGTTATTTACTCACGTACGTGGTGAAATTCCTCCGCACGTCAAGCCAGAGGTGGACTTAGACAGATTTGAGGATTTTCCTGTAGTTTTTGCAGGTGACCTTCACGCACACAGTAATACACAGCGTAACATTGTATATCCAGGTAGCCCTATGACAACTTCATTTCATAGAACTGAAGTATCTACTGGATATTTGCTCATTAATCCAAATGATTGGAGCTGGAGATGGGATCCCTTTCAGCTTCCTCAACTAATTCGTAAAACAGTACAAAGTACTAAAGATATGATTCCTACGGATTATCATCATACAATTTACGAGATTGAGGGAGATATACAACAACTAGCAGAAGTTAAAAACAGCGATTTACTAGATAAGAAAGTAGTAAAACGTAGCTCAGAAGCGACTCTAGTAATTGAAAAGGACATGACTATTCAAGAAGAATTAGCAGAATATCTAGCTTATATACTTGAAATAGACGAAACTCGAATTCCTGAAATTATAGGACTATTTAATGATTACGCTTCAAAAGTTGAAATGGAGTAATTGTTTTAGTTACGGTGCAGACAATGAGTTAGACCTTACAGAAAGTACTTTAACTCAGATTATTGGAACTAACGGTATGGGTAAATCATCTATACCGTTAATTATTGAAGAAGCACTGTATAACAAAAACTCGAAAGGAATCAAAAAAGCAGACATACCAAACCGTTATGTGAATAATGGTTATAGTATTTATTTGTCTTTTATTAAGGACGATAGTAAGTACGAAGTAAAAATTGATCGTAAAAGTAGTATAAAGCTTACACTCTTAAAAGACGGAGAAGATATAAGTAGTCACACGGCTACGAATACCTATAAAACTATCCAAGAGATTATTGGTATTGATTTTAAAACATTTACACAGCTAGTATACCAGAACACTAATACTAGCTTACAGTTTTTAACAGCAACAGATACAAATAGAAAAAAGTTTCTTATTGATCTACTGCACTTAGAAAACTATGTTAATTTATTCGAACTTTTTAAAGAAGAAAGTAAGCGTAGTAATGCTAATTTAACTTCTATATCTTCGAAAATTGCAACGATTGAAAAGTGGTTATCAGATAATAAATTGAGTGATACTACCATACTTCCTCCCGTAGAATTTACAATAAATACGGAAAATGAGGAGAAAGAGTTACGTTCTCTTATGATAGAAATTCAAAATATTTCTGAAAAAAATAAAAAAATATCTAACAATAATCACTATAAAGATATGTTGAATAAGATTGACTTAAGTGAGATACAAGAGTTGACTTCTTACGAGAAAAAATCTTACGATTCTTTACAGTCAGAGCTAGGAAGTTTAGAACAAGCAGCAGCGGGGTCTCAACGACTCCTCACAAAGCTACGCAAATTAGGAGATCATTGTCCTACTTGTGAGCAATCTGTGGATGCTTCTTTTAAACAGAGCTTGATTGATACAGAACAGGAGAAACTAAAGGAGGCAGAAGAACGAAATGCTGCTATTCGAGAAGAAATTGAACGAATTAAAGAACAAAATAGAAAGCACGAACGCGGCGCAAAACTTCAAGGAGAATGGGAAAATCTTTACCGAAGCATTGACTCAAGCCTTCCCTCAAGTATCTTGGATAAAGACGAGCTTGAGGAACGCGCAGGAAGAGTTCGAGATGACTTGGAACGAGCAAAAAGAGAGCTGGAAAAGATCACAGCAGAGAATGAAAAAAGAGCGCGGAGAAACACCAGAATCGAAGTAATTCTTGAGCAGACCGAAGAGTTTCAAAAAGGTTTAGAGGAAAGTACGAAGCTGCTTCAGGCAGAGCAAGAAGTTGCATCAAACCTTGAAGTGTTAAAGAAAGCCTTTAGCACAAATGGACTGATTGCATATAAGATAGAGAATTTGGTAGGAGAGCTGGAAGAGCTTACAAACACCTATCTTGCAGAGCTATCAGATGGGCGTTTTACACTTGAGTTTGTAGTATCAAATGATAAATTAAATGTTCAAGTAACTGATAATGGAAATATAGTTGATATTCTTGCGCTTTCTTCAGGAGAGTTAGCAAGAGTAAATACTGCTACATTAATTGCGATTCGTAAACTAATGAGTAGTATATCAAAATCAAGAATTAATATACTCTTTCTAGATGAGGTAATTAATGTTCTTGATGAAGGCGGGCGTGAAAAATTAGTAGAGGTTCTACTTGAAGAAGAAGAGTTAAATACCTATATTGTTTCTCACGGTTGGACACACCCTTTGCTCAACAAAGTAGAGGTAGTAAAAAACGAAAATTTAAGCAGACTGGAGCATTGATGAAAGCAACAACTCGATTATCCGCACAGCGTAGAATATTTGAAATGTCCAAAGCATTAGACGAAGAACTAAAAGAAGAACTAGAAAATCGGCAAGTAGCCAAGCATCAGAGTAACAAATCTGAGACTGTAAAAGAGATATATGGTAGACAGCAGAGCCAAAGGAGCTAGGGGCGAATATCTTGTAAGGGATATGCTTCGAGCATATACAAAGCTTCAATTTGAGCGTGTTCCAAATTCAGGCGCGCTTGAGTATCTCAAAGGAGATTTATATGTACCAAATGAAAGAAATAGATTTTGTATTGAAGTAAAAAACTATGCAGAGTCTCCACTTACGGATAAGATATTTACAGCTCCTAGAACAAATAATCTTATTCGTTGGTGGAAAAAAGTAGTACAGCAAGCAGAAGGCGGCAACCAGGAGCCTTTATTGTTTTTCAAATATAATCGGTCTGCTGTATTTGTAGTTACTAATATTATGCCAGAAACTTCGTTAGAGTATATGTACATAAGTTTTTTAGATTGTTATATATGTTTAGCAGAACCCTGGCTTGAAAATGAAAAGGTGGAGTTTTTAAATGGCGTTTAATTTTACTGATAAAATAGTAAATGATACCAACGCTACATTAATTGTCGATGCTTTAAACCTAGCGTTTCGCTGGAAGCATCAGGGTCGTACAGACTTTCGCTATGACTTTCAGCGCACTGTTGAGAGTTTAGCAAAGTCTTATGATTGTAAACGGCTGATTATTGCAGCAGATTGGGGAAGTTCTTCTTACCGAAAGGAAATATGTCCTGACTATAAGCAAAACAGAAAAGATAAGTTTGCAGAGCAGACTGAAGAAGAAAAAATTGCTTTTGAAGAGTTTTTTGAAGAGTTTGAAGCCTCTCTCGAAGTACTCGCAGAAGATTATTTAGTTCTTCGCTACAAAGGTGTAGAAGCCGATGATATTGCAGCTCACCTTGTAAAAGAAAAAGAGAAGTATGGGTTAGAGTATATTTGGCTAATCTCAAGCGACCGAGACTGGGATTTGCTAATTCAGGAGAACGTAGGAAGATTTTCTTATGTTACTCGAAAAGAAGTAAGACTTGATAACTGGAGTGAGCATTATAGTGTAAGTCCAGAAGAGTATATCTCTCTCAAATGTCTTACAGGCGATAAAGGCGATAATGTTCCTGGCATTCCAGGAATTGGCCCTAAGAGAGCAGAGCAGTTGATTAAAGAATATGGTAGCGCAATGGATATTTATGATGCACTACCAATTAATAGTAAATATAAGTATGTACAAGAGTTGAATGCAAACGCAGAGCAGCTTCTTTTAAACTACGAACTTATGGATTTAATAGCATATTGCGATGAAGCAATCGGAGCCGAAAACCTGGCTGATATTGAAAGGAAAATGAATGGAAGTTAATATTGATTTACGGCGAGATAGGTATTTATCAGAGTTTAGTATTAAAACTCTAAGGGATCGTTACATGATTGAAGGGGAGTCTTCTCCTCAACAGGCATTTGCACGAGCTGCAAAAGCCTTCGCAGATGACGAAGCACACGCACAGAGGCTATACGACTATGCTAGTAAACTATGGTTTATGTTCTCCACTCCAATTCTCTCTAATGGTGGTACAAGCAGAGGCCTTCCTATTAGCTGTTTTCTTAATTATGTGGATGATTCAAGAAAAGGGCTCACCGACCACTACACTGAAAATGCTTTTCTTAGCAGTGTCGGGGGTGGTATTGGCGGCTCTTGGAATGATGTGCGATCAGTAGGAAGTAAAACCTCAGCGGGGTCGGAGAGTACTGGAGTAATTCCTTTTCTGAAAGTAGTTGATGCAGAGATGTTAGCATTCTCGCAAGGCGTTACACGGAGAGGCAGTTATGCAGCATATTTGGACATATCTCATCCAGAAGTGGAAGAGTTTTTGGATATACGTAAGCCTACGGGCGGTGATATTAACCGTAAGTCTACTAACCTACACCACGGCGTCGTTCTTTCTGACGAGTTTATGGAGTTGATTGAACGCTGTACTCTGGAACAAAATGTAGACGATTCGTGGCCTTTAGTTGATCCACACAGTAAAAAAGTAACAAAAACAGTTTCTGCAAAAGCATTATGGGTAAAGCTAATTCAAAATCGTGTTGAAACTGGTGAACCTTATATTATGTTTGGTGATACTGTACAAGAAGGCTTGCCACAGTGTCAGAAAGATTTAGGTTTGGTTGCACGACAGTCAAATCTTTGTAGTGAGATTACACTACCAACAAACGAAGAGCGTACAGCAGTGTGCTGTTTATCAAGCGTAAATCTAGAAGAATACGATGAGTGGAGTAATAATCCAAAATTTATTCCTGATCTAGTGAGAATGCTTGATAATGTACTTACTCACTTTATACGAAATGCTCCGTCACAGCTTGAAAAAGCAAGATTTAGTGCGGAGAGAGAACGAAGTATCGGATTGGGGGCCATGGGATTTCATGCTTACTTACAGAGACACCTTATTCCTTTTGAGAGTGCGATTGCAAAAAGTCGTAATATGGCTATGTTCAAGCATATTAAATCTAGCGCAGTTAAAGCCTCACGACAGCTCGCCAATGAACGGGGTGAAGCACCTGATGCAGTCGGTACTGGAATGCGTAATTGCCATCTTTTGGCTATTGCTCCTAATGCTAGTAGCAGTATTATCTGTGGCAATACTTCCCCTAGTATTGAGCCATATCGAGCTAATGCGTATGCACAAAAAACTAAAAGCGGTACTAGCCTCCAGAAAAACGAGTACTTAGAAGCAATTCTTCAAGACTTGGAAATGGATACTGATGAAGTTTGGAGAAGTATTGTAACAAACGGCGGAAGTGTACAACATCTTGATTTCTTAGACGAGTACACAAAAGATGTATTTAAAACCGCAGTTGAAATTGACCAGCGTTGGGTAATTGATCTAGCAGCAGATCGACAGAAAGAAATTTGTCAGAGTCAGTCACTCAATGTGTTTTTTCCTGCAAACGTATCAAAGCAGGAGCTACATGCAGTACATATGATGGCGTGGAAAAAGAAAGTAAAAACTCTGTATTATTTACGTAGTGAAGCCTACAAAAGAGCTGAAAATGTATCTGATGCAGTATTAAGACAGATGGTCGTTGAGAGTACAGACGAAGGCGCGTGTTTAGCGTGTGAGGGCTAAAATGAGCAATTTATTAACAGAAAGAGAATACTACAAACCTTTTAACTACCCCTGGGCTTTTGAGCACTACAAGACTCAGCAGCACATGCATTGGCTTCCTGATGAAGTCAATCTTGCTGACGATTTACGAGATTATCGTGAAAAATTAAGTCCTGCAAACAAAAAGTTAATTAACTCTTTGTTTACATTTTTTACCCAAGCAGACGTTGATGTCTGCTGTGGGTATGCGAAGCACTATCTACCAACATTTAAGCAACCAGAAGTGCGTATGATGCTTTCTGCGTTTGCTGCAATGGAGGCAGTGCATCAAGAAGCTTATTCATTACTTCTTGAAACTTTAGGCTTCGGTGACGATGTTTACACAAAGTTTATGGAACATAAAGCAATGATGGATAAGCATGAGTATCTTTCTAATTTTGGAATGGATACTCCAATGAACATAGCAAAAACTATGGCAATTTACTCTGGCTTTACTGAAGGAGTACAACTATTTAGTTCTTTTGCTATTTTGTTAAACTTTCCAAGACATAATCTAATGAAAGGAATGGGGCAGATTGTTACTTGGAGTATTCGTGACGAAACCCTTCATGTCGAAGGAATGTCGCAGCTCTTTCGTACTTTTGTTCAAGAAAATCCAGAACTCTGGACAGACGAATTAAAGTATGAGATCTACTGTGCTGCAGAGCGTACAGTTGAGCTTGAAGATGCCTTTATTGATTTATGTTTTGAAGGTGCTGAAATTCCAGATCTCAAGCCAGAAGAAGTAAAGGAATATATTCGTTATATTGCTGATCGTCGACTACTTGGTCTTGGAATGAAGAAAATCTTTAAATCTACCGAGAATCCACTGCCTTGGCTAGATTATATGTTAAATGCAGTGGAACACACTAACTTTTTTGAGAACAGAGCCACTGAGTATGCACGCGCGAGCACCACTGGCAACTGGCAAGATATATTTAAATAAGGAACCTTATAATGACAGAAGTAGCACCCGAACAACAAAGTATTTCTTTAGACGGAGAAACATACATTATTGATGATTTATCCGAAAAATCTAAGTATTTTGTATCCCAGCTTCAGGATATTAATCAACAGATTCACAAGACTAAATTTGATTTAAATAGGCTTGAAGTTGCGAATAATGGTTTTATGACTCTTCTTCGTGAAGAGATTGCAAAGGAAGAAGGGGCTGAATAGCCCCTTTTTTATTGAGAAGTACTTGCAGTACCTTGATAATACCCAGTAGCTAGTATATTACTACCATCAGATTGATCTGAAATCTCTACTTTTATACTCCCTGTTGTTGTCTGTCCTGGTCCAACAGCCTCCCAATACCAAGCAGCAAGACTAGTTAAAGAAATCCACGTATCAGTTGGAGAAGAGCTAGGAGTGCTAACTAGACCACTAGTAACAGTTGCGCGTATCCAATAAGATCCTGCGGGAGGAATATTACTGCTCCAGTTTTCAAAGAAAACTTGTTGATTTGCAGAAAGAGGAGTTTTATATACAGTACCATCAGGTCTAAACTCCCATATAACAGTTGCAGAAATACCTTCCTGATCTATTGTTGAAGATAGATTAGGAGAGCCTGGAGTACCTGAAAGAGTAATTGTATCTAAAGAAACTGTACCATATTCTCCATTTCTAAACTCTCCTACACTAATTTGAGAATTAGAAGTAGTATTAATTTTTTCAACTAAATCTCCTCCGTAGAAAAAAGAGATAGGTTTAAATAATGCGTTTGCTTGAGAACTACATCCAAACCCTATTTGCTGAGGGCCTCTGAACTTTTCCAATAGAGGAACAGTAGAGAGATCGACAGTCAACTGTCCTTTTAATATCGTAGAGCCCGGATCTGTAGAATAAGCTCTTACTATATCTCCTTCTCTTTCTATTCTTATTGTTGTTCCTTCTGGATAGGTATTCCAGTTGTTAACTCCAACGTAAGGTATTAAAGAGCTACCATCTAAAATTTTTGTCTGGCTGGCCTGAGCAAAGTTATACCACAGAGACCACGAAGTAATAGTGGTATTTCCATCCTGGTTACGAACAGCAGATAAAGTATGCTGAACTCCGTTTTCTTCGGTGTAAGCTATTATTACTGCAAGTCTATCGTTATCTGCATTAGTGCTAGTAATTTTTGCCTCCAGCACATAATCATCATATTTTTGTGTAGTAGAGCTTATAAACCCTATAAATGTAACGGAATTTATTGTAGACTCTATTCCTCCATCATTATCGTAAATCCAGCTAGTTATTTCGGAAGAGTTAGCTGGATATACTCCAGTAGTATCATGAGAAATTCTTACCCATGAATTAAATATGGTATCTCCTGCTCTCTGATCTACAACACCTCCGGAATAAAAAATATCGGGGTTTAAAAAAGCCCTAACATCTGCATCGTTTAAAGACACAGTAGTTTGGGCACTACCTCCCACTGCTTGATGAATATCATTCAAAGAAATATTTTGAATAGGTAAAAAAGGCATTATTTATTCTCTAATTCTTTAACCCTAGCTGAAAGTTCTTTTATACTTTCTATCAGTAATGGTATTAAGCTTTCATATCTTACGGCTAGAGTTCCATCCTGTCTTTCTGCTACTGCTTCAGGTAAAATTTCCTGAACCTGTTGAGCAATAACACCAACGTCATCTTTCCGAACAAAATAATCGTCTTCTCCTCCTCTCTCCTCGATAACACTATCTTTCCACTCAAAAGTAACTCCGTCTAGGGTTTCTAGTTTTTGTAGGGCATTTGGAATATTTATTATATTTTCTTTTAAGTTAATATCAGAAGTATAATATGCAGTGATATTTCCTATTGCTCTAACATCACCGCTCTCTTGTATACTAAATATGCAATTAGCTAAGCTAATATCTGTTGCAGTACTTGATTTGTTTGTACTAATACCAAAATATGAAGTAGTGCCAGAATTATCTGAATCTAACAAAAACTGAAAACCTCTTACCGAAGACGCTAATACGTCAGAAGCACTATCAGAAGCCCCAGAAAACGCTAGATTTAAAAAGTTCCCTGTAGTAGAAGAGTTTAGGTTATAAGTAGTAATATCTACGTCAGCGTCTTTAGTATGAAAATTACTTAAGTCAGGTGGAGTATAAGTAAATACACCTGTAGTATCATTATATGCAATAGCCCCGCTACCACTAGCTGTATTAGGAGCTCCAACAGATAGATCAGTTAATGCAATACCTCCTCCTAGACCGCTTAAGTCAGGTGGGGTATAAGTAAATACACCTGTAGTATCATTATATGCAATAGCTCCACTACCACTAGCTGTATTAGGATCTCCAACAGATAGATCAGTTAATGCAATACCTCCGGCCTGAGCTTCGTTAACCCAGGTGCCGTCTCTGTAAACAATAACTTGACCATTGCTTAAACTATTAGTAGTAACATTATCCAGGTCTCCAAGATTTAAGCTAGGGTATGTTATAGCTTCGTTAACCCAAGTACCGTCTCTGTAAACAATAACTTGTCCATTGTTTAAAGCATTAGTAGTAACATTACCCAGGTCTCCTAGATTAGTTGGAATAGTAGGTTTATCTGTTAAATCAGTGTATGAACCTGAAAATAATGTAGGTTTATCTGTTAAATCATTATACGAACCTGAAAAACCTCCTGACTGAGCTTCATTAACCCAGGTCCCATCTCTATAAACAATAACTTGACCATTGCTTAAACTATTAGTAGTAACATTATCCAGGTCTCCTAGATTTAAGCTAGGGTATGTTATTGATTCATTAACCCAGGTACCATTTTGGTATACCAGAACTTGTCCATTATTTAAACTATTAGTAGAAACATTATTTAAATCCCCAATATTATATGGAATAACTACAGTAGCATTCTCCCATTTATTAAGTGTAGCATTATATGAGAATAATTGGTTATTTTGTGGGTTACTAATAGTAACATCACTAAGGTCTGTTAATTTTTCAGCAATTGTAGGTTTATTTGTTAGATCTGTATAAGAACCTGAAAACAGCGTAGGTAGGTTACTCAAATCATTATAGTTACCAGAAAAAGGAGTATATGGAGACCATAGTTTAGTAGTGTCATCATATGAGATACTTTGTCCAGTTGTAGGTGCTACAGTAGCTAAGTCTACGTCCGATAACTCTCCGAGTTTAAAATCTTGAATCAGTTTTTTAATGGTGAATAACTTAGTTATAGTTTCTCCCTCGTAAGATGCTACTATTGAAAATGCTTCTTCGTTTGTTATCCAATCATCTTGCTGAGCTTCTGATACCGAAATTTCACCAAAACTATCTATTGTAAGAGTTAAGCCGTTTTTAGTTTGTGTATTCGTGCCTGTATCTCCTACGGTAAACGTAACAACTCCGAGAGAGCTTAAGTAGCCTACACCCTGGTAAACATTAAATACACTAGAAACTATGCTTAAATCATAATCAGAGCCATCAAAAGCTGCGTTTACAAACTGAGTTTCATTTGTAAGACTTCCTGTCAAACTTGGAGTTCCATCTCTTACCTTTTCAATAGATAAGGAGGCTACTTTAGTTTTTGTAGCATTATTAGGATCAAGCTGCTCTCTAATTTCTACCTGAAAAACTAAAGGCTCAGCAGAGTATACATCAGAGGTTAAATTTAAAGATTTCTCATACTCTCCAGCACCTGTGAATACAAACACACTATCTTCGGCTTCATCTACTTGAGTAAAACCTGCTCCTGTTATCTTAAATTCTGGAGAAGAAAAACCTGTAGCAATTGCTTTTATAGAAAACGCTGCACTACTTGTAAGTTCATTATATCCATTATATTTAATTTGTGGAGTCGCACTTATCAGACTCGCACTACGAATATTATCAAGCAGAGAAGGATCGACTGTTAAATAAGAAACAAGAGTGGTCGGTAGACCTGGTTTTTTTGTAATTTTAGCTACTATAGTATCTTCTTCAAATTCAAATCTAAGTGTATTTAAATAAAGGTTCTGACTATCAATAGGCTGGTTAAAGCTTCTATCAATTACTGCTATTGTATCTGATATAATTGAAAGAATAGTACATACATAATAGTATCCATAACCAGAATCAATTTTTATCTTATCTCGAATACGCAAGTCATTCAAGAAAGAAGTACCAGTTCCTCTTAAAAAAGTACTATTTGAATATAAAGTTACTGTCCCTGCTACCTGAGTAAAAGCATTTTGTGGATCATTACCACTAGAAATAACATCGTACCAGTAATTCCTATGAGTATTTTGGACCGCTTCAAAGTATTTTATTGCTCTAAACTGCTGTAAGTCAACATCAAATAAAATGTAGTAACTAACATTATCTAAAAGAAAAGGACTAGAAAGATCCAAAGATTCGCTAGTTAAATCTATAGTAAAAGCAGGATCAGCCGCGGGGCTTAGTGTAGTTTCAGGTTTTTCAAACCTTAAAACATTTTCATCAGTAATCATTAATGAGGAACTGGAAACGCCTCCGAGTCCAATACCCTCTGACTCTCTTGGAATATCTAAAGAAAACGGATCATCGACTTCTATATTTAAATAAGTAAAAATAGACTTCTTCTTAGTGCTATTTATAGTTCTAACACCTACCCTGTAGACATCTTCTGGTACTTTAACAAAGGTATATGTAGTAACATCAGGGCCTACAAAAATTGGAGACGGATATCCTGGAATATCGTGAGATATTTCATAACCACTTACATATTCATATTCTGTATTATTAGCATTTCTAGGCTTAAGCCATCCTATTTGTATTTCTTCCCCTATTGTTTTATAGTCAGAGATACTAATTGGAAAAACACTTTTAGGGTTTGGAACATCATTTAATGAAGTAATTGCAGGAAATACAGTATCAGGAACATAAAGAGAAAATTCCTCATCAATTGCCGCAAACTTTTCATTATAATGTTCTACTGCACTAATTGAGTATACTTCTTTAGATTCTTCTTTAATACTAAGTATTTTATAATCTTTTGCTGATTCATCAAGCAGTCCAGCAGTAGAATATTTTTTAATAGTCCATACACTAGAAGGCGGTGGGGATAAGCTCAAGGCTAAAGATAACGATACTTGGGTAACTGTCTCTGTAGTTGTAACATCTATTTGCCTAGTTTCTACCCGAGTGTAAGGTGCCCAATAGATAGATACAGGATTACCAAAATCATCTTCTATAGATGAAGCCTCTTCCTCAGATGTGAATAAAGTAGAAGGTAATGGCTCAGCAGAAGTATATGTAACTCCTCCTATAACAGCTTGTTTCTGAGATAAAAAAGCCGTGTTTTCTGGTATTAATACACTCAGTTCATAAGTATATTGAGGATCTAAATTAATAGGACGATCTAATACTAACTGATCTACAGTTGCGTTTATAAGTCTACCACTAAGCTCAATCTTATATTTTGCAGCATCTTGTACTCTAATAATATCTCCAGGATTTAAAAACGCAGCATTTAATGATGTACTAAAATTAATTATATTTGTTTGATTAATAGCTGTCCATAACTTCCATCGACCATATCGAGTTGCTTGTCCTTCAGAAGTAGCTCCAAAAGCAACAACATTTTGCTGTATAATTTTTCCAGTTTCTACTATACTTTCTCTGTCCTCTACAATTAAGGGCTCTAAAGCATAGTTTGCATCTGGATTATTCCAGCTTACTATTACCTGATTTACTCTGGTTTTTTCTCCAGTACTTTCATAGACAAATTCGCCGTCAATAACATTACTGCGCGAAAAAGTATATACCGGATCTTTAGGACGATCCATAGAAGGATAAATCTTTCCCTCACTCCAGTATAGTATAGTTACAAAAGCACTAGCAATATCTTTCAATACCTTATAGACATCTGTTGCTTTAGTTAAATAAACATTAAGAGTAAATCTAGGCTCTACGCCTCCTTTGCCGTCAGGCACTAATTCATCGCAGTATCTTGCTATTCTATATAAAGCGTATTTATCTATATCGTCTTCAGACACCCAAGATCCTATTCCGTACCTATTATTAGTTACTATATCATAAAAAATCCAAGCAGGATTATTTGTATATACTAATTCAGTTCTAAAACTACCGTCCCAAAACCCATCATAAATAGGAGTGTCTGAACCTGCTTCTTCGCGGGTTGTATAGTTAGAAGGAACTTTTACTTTTATTCCTCTACAGTGGTAAGTACGCGTAGGAGGGGCAGAAAAATCTTTTGAAGAAAAAGAGATAGAAGCATATGCACTATGAGGGTAAGATAAAGGCTCTTTTATAACAGAGGAAATCGAACTTAACGTGCTAGCTGCCTGTATAGTATATTTACTTTTAGTATTCCGTAGATTTCTTTGAACCCCACGCCCAGAATCTCGGGTTAGTCGAGTTATAATTACCTCAAAGTCTGTAAAGGGCTTAAAAGGCTCTAAGTTAATTACTTCTTCTATAATTATAGCGCCTTCTGTTCTGTACGAGTGTTTAACTGCTGGATTAAGAGTAACCAAAGACTCAACAGCTCCTCTAAATAGTTTTAATTCTATTTTATACCCTGCTGTACCGTTTCCATGCCTTCCTGTTTTGTTATTTGGACAAATCAAAGAAGAGTATGTAAAAGTTAGTCTTATTTCATCTATTTGTGGTACTTGAGCGGCAGTTAAACCAAAACCATTACCAGAAGTCGCAGATAGATAAACAGGATACTCACCAAGCAGTGCGTTTGCCCCTGTAGGGTCCTCTTCTACAATATCAAGATATTGCTGACTTTTAGTGTCAATAAATTTTAACTGCTGAGCCGAAAAACCGGAGCCAGCAGAAATAGAAGTAGCACTAGTCCCTTCGTAATTTGTTATTGGAGGCTGTTTTTCTGTACCTACACGAAATTCTGTATATACACTTTCATACTTAGACTGCTGTACAGTGTCTGATACGGATGTGTCTGTATAAAAACTACCTCCAGAGAGAGTATTATAAGTACCTGTAGGACCTACATAGGGTCTTGTTAAGGTAATATTTGTTGTCCCCCACCCTGCAGATACTTCAAGAAAAGTATCTACATGAAATTCACAACTGTTACCAGCATCTTTTATAAAGCTTCTATAAATAGCATCTGACCCAGAAGCGATTATAAATTGACAAGTATCTCCACTTACTGAGTATAATTCCCCAGTAAGAGTTTCTTTAGTAAAACTATTAACTAGTCTTATAGAGATAGAATCATCCGTCATGTAAGAAGCAAGAAAGCCAGCCGGTGCAGATACTTCTATACATGGATAGGCGGGAGATCTAGGGCCTGTTGAAAGGGAGCCAATCGCTACAGTAACATTAGTAGTTACAAGGTCTAAGATAGTAATTATTTGCCTTGCCGAATTTATGTACTCAGAGTTTGTAACATATACGCTAGATTCCGGCAGAGGTGAGCTTGTAGTAGCACTTGAAGAGTTATTCGATATAGTTATAGATAAATTAGAAAGGGTTTTAGTAGTACTATCAGATACAGCGGCTATTCTGTCGTCATTTAAGTATATTGACGCAATACCGTCTACTAAGCCTTCTATCGGGCCTTCCGATATTAAGTCTACTATATTTATAGTCTGCTGGGTTTGAAAATCCATTATCTTAAGTATAGTAGAATTCTGTGTTGAAGCTATCTGCTGATCTCTTACTGTATTTGATTTAGCCATGTTAAACTCTTGTATTACTGCTGATTAGCTGGTGGTCTTTTATTGTAGATATTTCCGTCTCTATCTACAACTACATTGTTTTGATTTTGAATTCCCGTACTTGCTGCGGAACCAGAAATAACAGATAAACTTATAGGTCTTCCAGGAACTCTTAACTCTCCATATAATACTGGAACAGGGTCTCCTTCTATAATATTTTGTTCTGACCCATTAAATAAATACGACTGAGGCGAATTTACATCTTGTACAGGGTCGGGAGCTAATAGATCTTGCATTCCTGTGCTCATTAAATTAATACCAATACTAGTCAAAAACTGAAGCCCTGGAACTGTAGCTCCCAAGAAGAATAAAATAGCTCCGGCCCCTAGCTTTAAAAGTGCTTTACCCTTACCAGCAGCTCCAGATACGCTGTGTCCAAAATAAATATCTCCTTTCTTTAATGGAGCTGCTAAATCTTTTTCAGTTTTTAGCTCAGTATTCTCTGCAAAAAATTCGAAAGATATATTATTTTCATGGCAGAAAAGTATATATTCTTTAAAATCAGGAAAATTAGCCTCTAAAAGCTTAAAAACATCTTGCGATCTTGATACGTTTATAGTAAGAACCTCTCCGTATCTTTTTGCAAGTTCTCCTGTAAGATAAAGCTTACGCTTCATATCTATATACTCCTGTTAAGTACTTATGCCAGAAAGGATAAATACTTTCTGAGCATGATAATCTATTAATAGCATGATGAAATATAGTATCCTCCCCTATATAGACAGCACAGTGGTTAGGTACATTGCTTTCTACTGAAAATATTAAAACATCGTTTATTTCTGGCATATTATTTTCTACTTTTTTATGGTTCCATTTTTTAATATTATCTTCTGAAAAATAATTTAATCCTTTTGATTCCCAATCTTCCATGAAATTATCTCTCGGAGGTATTAATATATCTTTTGTATTTAAATAATCTTTTGTGGCTTCAAAACAATCTTGTATTCCAAATATGTATTCTCTTCCATACAAGTAAGGTACTTGACTTTCTGGAGCCAAAAAATACATAGACATATCTGGAAAGCTAAAAATATAAAATGGTATTTTTAAATTGTAACAACTTTCTATATCTACTAAAGAAGGCTTACAACTTTCATTTATATGGCTATGTACTATTCCTACTATATTGCCTAGTTTTTTAGTTTGTATTAGTTCTGAAGGTTCTATTTCAAATTGAGTATGTGGAGACTTCGATATATTTCTGCAGGCTTTCCAATACAATTTTCCTTTTATTGTATATAATAAACCACATCCTTCATTAGGAAATTCGAGTTTAAAATGCTCAAAAATATCAGGTATTACTTTACTTAAATTTAACACTTCCGGGAAACGCTCCAAATGGTAGTTGTATAGCAGTATTTTTAGAGCTGGAAGGCAGCCCGTTGCTAATTGTAGCTTGAAATCTAGATTTGCACGACTTTAAAGTTTTTCCGCAGTAGTCTACTCTTTTCCAGTATATTGAATTTTTTCCAGGAGTCTTACTAGTATCAAAGGTATGTGATATAAGTACCCGCCAAATTTTATTCTCATGCCTAACATAGCTAGATCTATTTGGATCTTGGGAATTGACACTAAAACTAGCACTATCGGAAGAAGACGCGAAAGAAAGAGTAGTGCCTATAGAAAGTACAGGTACTTCAACTCCTCCGCTTACAATAATTGTATTACTATCGACTACATCAACTATAGTTCCAGAAACCTTGCTGGTAGTTAAAACAGTCATTCCTACAGATAGGTTTGTAGTATTTGTTAAATTTATGGTAGTATCTCCTAGCGTGCTCACTAGGCTAACAGTTTTTTCAACTGTCTGTTGGTCTGTTCTAAGCCAATCTTCCCACACTCGTACTTCTTGCCATAATAGACTACTAGTAGGAATATTTCCTAAATTGGTTCCACCTTCAGATCTAAAGTACCTGCCATTATAAACTACATAGGCATCTTCTGGGTAACTTTTAGTCGAGCTATATGTAGATGCTAGTCCGTCAAAAACTTTTTTATTTACTAAAGGTTCATCATTAAGATTGAAATATATTTGATATTCCCCCTGACCATATTTTATAGTATTATCAGTACTCCAAGGACAGCCAGATATGTTTTTTTCTTCTTTTCCTTGGTAAATCCAAGAGCAAAATTTTCCTATTATTATTCTTGAAGGTACCTGTATATTTGATAGATCAAACACAGCAGCTAATTCAAAAGCAACCTGAGAACTTGTTTCTACTGATACTCTATCAATAATATACTTTTTAACCGGAAACTCGATTTTATTTGGATCAGACCCTCCAATTAAATACTTTTCTAAGGTTTGTCGAACTATTACTGTAGTACCTATTAAATCTTCAAATTCAAAATATGTACCTGTAGTTTGTGACAAGGTGTATTGAAATATAGGCTCGACATTTCCTACAGTGAGGGTTGGCCTGCCTATGGGGCCATCTGAAGATTGATCGACACCTTTTAAAATTATTGGTAGCGCATAGTATGTATTAATTTTTGAGTTATCCTGATATGAATAAAATTTTATCTCATTATAGTTATTGTCTAACCCAGGATGAAAACATATAGGATCTTGCCCTTCTTCTAAGTATAGTTCATATAGCTCTACTAGGCCTGACCCTACTTCGGTAGACTGTAAATCAGTTGCTATTATGTTATTTGTAGTCATTTAATTCTCACTTTGCTTTTGTATCTACTAAAGGGTCGTCAATCGGCGGAGGTGTAGAAGGGTCATTTGCTGGCGCTGTTGTAGTAGACTCTTCTCCCTCTATAATATTAAATGTACCAGTAGCAACTTGACTGCCCGAAGGATTAAATACATCTATTCGTATGCTTTCTCCTGGATCTTCTCCGTCATTTCCTACTACAAAAAAGGAAAAATACCCTATAAAAGTTCCAGGATTGTCTGTGTCTTCTAGTACATAAAAATTATTGTATATAGATAAAATATCGTCACTAGTTGCACCTCCTAAGTATGCAAACTGAAAACTATATAAACCGATTGGCACATTACTTCCAGTACTTTCTAGTTTAAATGCTACGGCCTGTCCTTCTTTTACCTCTGGTGTATCATGTAAGCTTAGAGTATATGTGGGCGCTACATAAGCAGGCTCCCCTAAAAAAGCTATACTATTCGTTGAAGAAGCGCTATTAGACGTATTTTGTTTTTGTCTAATAGTTGTAGTAAAACCTGCATTAAAAGGGCCTTCTCCTTGGCTTAAAGAAGCATTTAAAGATACCTCAACTCCACCCACTGGAAAATCCTTATAGTCAGGAGTTGTATAGGCAGGGCTTACAGTAAAACTAATTCTAGAGTCTATTATACCTTCCTCTACTAATATTTCAAAATCAGAAAAGTTGAAATCTGATGTATCACTTATCCAATATCCTATAATTTGACCAGTGGCAGAGCTAAATAAATTTGCTGAACTTGAGGCAAATATAGACCCATCTGCTCTGTAAATATACTTAATATACTCTGCCGATGCCGTATCATTTTGTACGGTAAAACTAGTATTATCAAGTAGAGGGGCTACTTCCTTAAGTATAAAAGAAATGTCTGCTTTTCCGTTGTCAAGAGAAACAAACAAGGTTTCTTGAGGCTCAATGGTATTATCTTGTAAAATAGAAAAAGTTAAATATGCTCTACTATTAGTAACGGTAAATAAGCCTTGAAGCGGCGTATCTATATCTTCAGGCTGAACTCCTGATATTGTATACGGTATTTCAGTGTCGTTTTGAACACCTGTAGTTCTCAGCTCTATAGTAATAGAGTCTCCCTCTGAAGGAGAAGTAGCGCTAGAGTATAAAGAATATGTAGGAGCCGGAACAATAGGTACCCCAGCAAATTCTAAGGTACTTGATATAACTTTCTTAAAAGTACCTTCTATAGTTACAGTTTCTTTATTTACATAGGTTAGGTTATAGCTGTCGCATACTACTGATAGAGTTCTTTCTTTAGATACTTCATTAGTATCTCGTACAGTAAAGCTAAAAGACTCTACACCATTTTTTGAGTCAAGAAAAGCAGAAATAGCTAAAGCTTCTTCTATGTCTCTATTTTCAAATACAACCTGGTACTCTTCTTCTATACTATTTATACCATCTTCATATCTTTGTTCCCAGATAGTACCTAAGTCGTCTTTTTTGACCCTATGAACTATAGTACCTTTTAGGCTCTTATCTGGAAGAATATATCGAGGGTCAAGGTCAGTCTGAATATTAAAACCTAAAGCCATTAACCTACTCCTATATATCCTTGTAAAACATAAGTATCTGGTGCAACATACAACAGTATCTCTTCTACTGGTTCTGGGTTATCATAAATTCTTTTAAAAACTGCTCTACATGTAAATAAATTATGTCTCTCTTGTATAATATCATATGTATCGCATACAACAGTAATAGGATCGGAACCCTCTACTGGGAAAAACTCAAACTTATCTAAGCCTTTTCTTAGCTCAAAAAATCTTTTAATCGCGTGAATTTCTTCATAACTTCTATTTAGAAAACTTAAAGAATAAACTTCGTCTATACTATTTATTCCATCTTTTACTTTTAGTCTATACCCGTCTCCAAACTTAGAGTCATACAAATTTGAAGTTACAGTTTTAGATAATTTTCTATCTGGACAAATATATCTAGGATCTGCAAAAGTTCTAATATTAAATCCTAGAGGCATACTAGTTTCTCACCTGTCTAAAAGAGGCTATGCAGCCGGAAGCTATTCTATTGGTGTAAATAACGTTATATTCTTCACAAATTACTGAAACTACCTCTAAAGGATCATCTCTTAAAGTATATTCAAAAGAGTACACCCCTTTGTTAGTTTCAAAAAAGCTTATCACTCTGTCTATCTCTTCTGCAGTTCTATTTACAAGAGTTATTTCATAAGTTTCTTTTCTCGAGTAAACTCCGTCTTTTATTGTTTGTCCATAGCCATCTCCAAAGTTTACAGATAAAACTCTTGGCTGGCTAACTATTTTTAAGTTTTTATCTGGACATATAACCTCTGGAGCTTCTTCGGTGCCTATATTAAATCCTAAAGCCATAACTAACTAGCTCCATAAGGACTTAAAGTACCACCAGCTCTTCTCTGATTTTGGATTTCTTTTCTAACAGCAATGCTTATAGCTCTTCCGAACTCATTTGCATCGCCTTCTGAACTTGAGCTCTCTACCCCTCGATTGTCAATACTTACATTAACTACGACATTATTATTTTCACCAGTACTACCTCTTAACTCTACAGGTATTTTTCCATTTCCGGGTAATGGTACTACAGCTTCTTTTCCATGCATCATTACAGGGTAACCAGCATCTGGTCCTTTAAGGACCCCGCCTACTGCCATCTGGGGCATAATACCGCCATATCTAGCACTTCCACCACTACCACCAAAGAGTGAAAATACCCATTCAGCCGCTTCAAGAAGTTTAGACATTCCCTCACTTCCTCCTGCAGAATCCCCGTTGATGCCTCCACCTGCAGTTAATATTTTAAATATGCTACTAAAATCAAATCCGCCATCTTCGCCAGCCATGCCCATTAAAGTTTGAATCATGCCCATAATACCATTTTGGCCGCCTCCTTCTCCGAGACTTTCTATAGCTTTTACTATTTTTTTCGTAGAGTCTTCACTAGTTTTTGCGACTGTTTTTGCTATTTTTATAGAAGAGTCTTCTACTGTTCTATCGGATTTTACTGAAGTGTCATATACAGCACTTCCGGTTTTTTTAGTAGCCTCTAAGATTTCTGTCCTTCTTGTATTTGCTATTATTTCATCTCGTCTGTCTAGTTCTTCGTCTTTATTAACAACTGCAGGAGCTGATGTAATAGTAATACCGCTGTCAGTAATTCCTTTATCAGAACAAGAGCAAGAAGCACATGCTTCTTCAATAGCTTTTTTCAATCTATCAGCGCCTCTATCAAAAGCAGCATCTAAATGTGCTGAAAAAACTATTGCATTTACTTTATTTGAAGTCTGAGACTGTGTAGCAGCAGTAGTATTTGCTGTAGTTATAGCAGTACTTACCGTAGCTGCTCCTACTTGGTGTGCAGCTTGTATCTGTTGAGGCATATTTTTAGGAGCAAATTTTCCTAGGCCTGGAATCTTAGATAAAGCTGTCATAATACTATCGGTCATGTCTTTCGCAATGACGTCAGCAATTGAATCTACTACGCCTTCAAAAATATTTCTAAAGGCGTCCTTAAAGCTTGTTTGCTTACCAGTAATTAAGTCCTTAATGTTAGACTGAAGTCCAGATTCTAGTGAATTTTTTAGTGCTTGCTGCAAAAGGTAAGCCTGGCTTGTTTGTGCAACTAAAACTTCCTTTTGTGCTTCCAATTCTTGAGTTTTTAGCTGTTGTAAAGAAAGATCTTCTTGAAGTTCAGTTTTTAAGTCTCCAGAAGAGTTTGCTATTTTTTCTCGTAGTTCTTGCTCTTTTCGTAGAGATTCAGAAATATCTCTGTCTGCTCCTGCTATTTTAAAACGAAGCTCAAGTTTTTCTTTTTGATTATTGGTTAAGCCGATTGAAGCTCTTGTTAGTTTTATACTATCAAGCAATTCTTGCTTTTGCAGACCACGAAGAACTTTTTTGGTTCTTAAATTTGAAGCCTCAAATACTTCTTGCTGTTCAGCTAATTTTAATTCTGCTTGCGAAAGATTCAACTCTGCTCTTGCTAGCTCTACTGCTTGTTGTTTATCTTCGTTATTTTTATTAATAGCAAGATTTGCATCCGCTAAAGTCTCATTATATAATTGAGTTTGCTCTGTTATTTTTCTTTGTAAATCTTCTTTCTTCTGAGTAGCATCAAAAAGACTTCTTTCTAAAGGAGCACTTGTTAAAAGAGCCTGTTTTTCAGACACAGTAGCTTGAAGACTATCAATCTTTGCTTTGTTTTTAATTTTATTTAGCGCGGCCTGAAATTCTAGCTCTTTTGTTTGAGCCTCTAAAATTTTTAACTCTGCTTCTGCAATTTTCTTGTTATCTTCATTTATAATTCTTTGTTGTTCTATCTGCTCCGTAACGACCCCGTTATTTTTAGCTATTTTTTCTTTAATGACGTTTTCATCATCAACTATTTTTTGTATTTCTGCTTGTTTTTTTGCAATTGCTG